GGCTCTGGAATGAGATTTTCCAGATCGTGAAAGAAAACTGCAGCACGGAATACGGCGAGTCAACGCCGCAGGACGACCTTATGGAACGCCTGCTCCGTGCGAGAAAGGGGTAACACCATGTTTGAAAAAGTAAATCCCTGCCACCCGGATAAGGTGGCAGATAGAATTGCCGGTGCGCTCGTTGACCTGGCATACAAGAAAGCAGAAAATCCCCGCATCGCCGTGGAAGTGCTCATCGGTCACGGCGTGTGCTACATCATTGCGGAGGCTTCGGTGAGTATTCCGATAGAGGAAATCACCGCCGCCGTTCACCGCATTGCTGGAAACCTCGCTGTGGACTATGTGGAAGTGCCGCAGGACGGTCACCTTGCCGAAAACCAGGCAGACGGCGTCCGCTGCGGAGATAACGGCATCTTCAAGGGAATGCCCGTGACCGAGGAGCAGAAAAAGCTGTCGCAAATCGCACGGAGCATTTTCTCCAAACATCCCTTTGACGGCAAATACATTCTGGACGGTGACCGACTCATCCTCTGTCAGAGCAATGCCGAGACACAGCATCTGCGCGAGATTTATCCCGATGCGGAGATCAACCCACTCGGTGACTGGACAGGCGGTACCGATGTGGACACCGGCGCTACCAACCGCAAGCTCGGTTCGGATATGGCTGACTCAGTGACCGGCGGCGGTCTGCACGGTAAGGATCTATCCAAGGCAGATGTGTCTGTCAACATCTATGCTTTTCTCAAAGCCCAGGAAACCGGCAAGCCCGTAACGCTCTGCTGTGCCATTGGTGATGACACCGTAGACGGCAGACCGTATGAGAAAATCGTGGAGATTGCTCGAAACTATATCCGCTCGGTCGGCGGCTTTGAGAAGTTTGCGGAATGGGGGCTGGTTTGATGAAAACAACGACCGAAATGCAGCTCGTTCCCATTACAAAGCTGGTGCCGTATGTCAACAACGCCCGGACACACAGCCCGGAACAGATCAATAAGCTCCGCTCCTCGCTCCGTGAGTTCGGTTTTATCAATCCTGTCATCATCGACCGTGACTATGGCGTAATTGCCGGTCACGGTCGTATTCTTGCCGCCAAGGAGGAAGGCATCACCGAAGTGCCGTGTGTCTTTGCCGACCACCTTACGGAAGCGCAGAAAAAAGCCTACATCATTGCCGACAACCGCATGGCGATGGACGCAGGCTGGGATGAAGAACTCCTGCGTGTGGAGATTGAGTCCTTGCAGGCGGCAGACTTCGACCCGCTCCTCACAGGTTTTGACGAAAAAGAGCTGTCAAAGCTGTTTGACGATGGAATCGAAGCCAAAGAGGATGATTTCGATGTGGATGCCGAGCTGCAAAAGCCTACCTTCACGAAGCCCGGCGACATCTGGACGCTGGGGCGGCATCGGCTCATCTGCGGCGACAGTACCAAGGGGGAAACCTACACCGCTCTGATGGACGACCGCAAGGCGAACCTCGTTATTACCGACCCGCCCTACAATGTGAACTACGAGGGCAGTGCCGGGAAAATCAAAAACGACAACATGGCATCGGAGAAGTTTTTCGACTTCCTCTTCGATGCCTTTTCCAATATGGAGAAGGTCATGGCGGACGATGCCTCCATCTATGTGTTCCACGCCGACACTGAGGGGCTAAACTTCCGAAAGGCTTTTGACGCTGCTGGGTTCTATCTCTCCGGCTGCTGTATCTGGAAGAAGCAGTCCCTGGTGCTGGGACGCTCCCCGTACCAGTGGCAGCATGAGCCGTGCCTTTACGGCTGGAAAAAGAAAGGCAAGCATCAGTGGTACACCGGGCGCAAAGAGTCCACCATCTGGGAGTTCGACAAGCCCAAGAAAAACGGCGACCATCCTACCATGAAGCCGATTCCGCTGCTTGCCTATCCCATTCAGAACAGCTCTATGGCAAACTCCGTGGTTCTTGACCCATTCGGCGGGTCCGGCTCCACGCTCATTGCCTGTGAGCAGACCGACCGCATCTGCTGTACCATCGAACTGGATGAGAAGTTCTGCGACGTCATCGTAAAACGGTACATCGAGCAGGTCGGCTCGGATGAAAAGGTCAGCGTTCTGCGGGATGGGAAAGTACTGCCCTTCACTGAGGTGGCAAATACCGCACCGGAGGTGTGAGCGTGAAAGAGCAATATCACCTTGTTTCCTTTTCCGGCGGCAAGGACTCAACCGCCATGCTTCTTGGGATGCTGGAGCGCGACATGAAAATTGACTGCATTCTTTTCTGTGATACAGGGCTTGAATTTCCTGCTATGTATGATCATATCGCAAAGGTTGAAAAGGACATCGGTCGGAAAATTACCAGCGTCAGAGCCGAGCATACCTATGAGGAACTCATGTTTGATGTTCCGGTACGGCGTAGTGCAGATTCGCCTGTCGTCCGGCAATACGGAGTGCAATTGAATGGCTACGGATGGCCTGGCCCTCGGCAGCGGTGGTGTACCACACGGCTCAAGGCGATGCCGCGAGAGCGTTTTCTGAGGGAACTGCGGAAACAGTATAAGGTCATTGAATATGTCGGCATTGCCGCCGATGAGCAATATCGCCTGGAACGAGCGAACAATCAGAATCCCAACCACCGACACCCGTTGGTAGATTGGGGCTGGACGGAGCGCGACTGCCTGCGGTATTGCTATGAGCGTGGATATGATTGGGATGGCCTGTATGAGCATTTCAAGCGCGTGTCCTGCTGGTGCTGTCCGCTGCAATCGTTGACGGAGCTGCGGGAGCTGCATCAGCACTTTCCAGGGCTTTGGGAGCAACTGAAAACATGGGATAAACGAACCTGGCGAAACTTCCGTGCCGACTACAGCGTGGAGAATTTGGAGGTTCGTTTTTTGCTGGAGCGCGAGTGGACGGCTGCCGGAAAGTCTATCCGAAGCAGAGCGTTCTACACTGCGCTGAGAGAACGATTGGAGGCATCCAGATGAAAACTGAAAAGCCTTTGACCCTCGGAAGCCTGTTTGACGGCTCCGGGGGCTTTCCTTTGGGCGGACTGCTTGCCGGTATCACTCCCGTGTGGGCTTCGGAGATTGAGCCGTTTCCCATTCGGGTGACCACCAAGCGTCTGCCTTTTATGAAGCACTACGGGAACATCTCCGCTATGGACGGCGGCAAAATTGAACCCGTGGACATTATCACCTTCGGCTCACCGTGCCAGGACATGAGCGTGGCAGGCCGAAGGGACGGCTTGGACGGAGCACGTTCCAGCCTTTTCTACGAAGCCGTCCGAATCATCAAAGAAATGAGGTGTGCCACAGGTGGCAGATATCCAAGATACATCGTATGGGAGAATGTCCCCGGCGCCTTCTCCTCGAACAAGGGCGAGGACTTCAAAGCCGTCCTCGAAGCGGTCATCGGCATCGCCAAGCCGGAGACCGAGGTGCCTATGCCTGAAAAGGCACGATGGCCCTACGCCGACCTTTACATGGGAGACGGATGGAGCGTTGCGTACCGAACTCTTGACGCACAATACTGGGGAGTTCCCCAGCGAAGACGCCGCATCTACCTTGTCGCAGATCTTACAGGCAGAGGTGCCGGAAAAATATTATTTGAGTCAGAAGGCCTGTCTGGGTATTCTACGGAGGGCTTCCGCTCGTGGCAAAGAACTGCCGGAAGTTTTACGCCTTGCGCTGGAGCGGCAGGCTATGACGGATACAACGGCAGTCTGACCGAGGAGGTTTCTTCCACCCTCGGCGTGAACTGCGGAATGAGTACAGGCCGGAATGGTATTGTTTTGAACGACCAGGGTGGCAACCGTATAGATGTTACCGAAGAGGTCACATCCACGCTCCGTGCTGAAGCACACCATCCGCCCTGCGTGATGGAGTCGGCAGGCTTCTGCACCGAGCATTCCGCAAAGAGCCGCACCATCGGCTATGAGGAAGAATGCTCACCAACCCTCCGGGCGGGTGTCGTTCCTGCGGCGGTGGCACTGGAAAACCATCCAACCGACAGCAGGGTCAAACTTTCCGAGGATGGGAATGTGCAGACGCTGACCTCCCGCATGGGTACGGGCGGCAACAATGTGCCGCTTGTCATGAAAATACGCTCCGGTTGCGAAGGCGGCGGCAAGGGTGTGCTCATTCAGGAGAATAAGTCCGCGACTCTGTCCTGTAACAACGACCAGACGCTGTTCGAGCCTTGCGGCTGGGACGGCGGACAGGTTTCTCCGACTCTCACCAAACAGAACGCAGGTGGAAATCAGCGGATGCCGGACAAGGACAATTTCACCTGCGTCCTTCAGCCCTTCGGCATCTCATCTAAGGACTCCAACGCCATGAAGTCGGATAATCCCCACAGCGGCATCTACGAAGCGGAAACCGCACGGACGCTGGACGGCAACGGCGGTAATCCCTCCTGCAATCAGGGCGGCATCGCCGTGGTTGCTTTCACGCAAAATCAGCGGGATGAAGTTCGTGACCTGGGCGACCGCTCCGCTGTGGTGTGCGCCAACGCAGGGACGAAACAGCAGACCTATGTGCTGCAAGGCTCCATGATCGGCCGTGAGGACAAGAACGGTCCCCAGGGCGACGGCATCAACGAGGATGTCAGCTTCACCTTAAATACCGTTGACCGCCATGCCGTTTATGCCATGACCACGGGCAGCTTCACCCAGGTTTCCGAAGATAAGGCTCCTACCGTCCTTGCCCGTGACTACAAAGACCCCACCGCCGTTTGCTACGGCATCGGCAGAGACACCTTCAACCAGGGGCAGAACGCCAAGTTCGCTCCGACCTTTGAAAAGGAGCTTCAGCCGACACTGGTGGCAAAAGGACCGGGCGCTATCCAAAGCGGATACACCGTCCGCCGTTTGACACCCACCGAGTGCGCCAGACTCCAAGGCTTCCCAGACAACTGGTGTGCCGACCTCGGTACGGAAAAACCGTCCGATGAGGAAATGTACTTTTGGCACAAGGTATTCAAGACCTATTCCGAAGTGACCGGCTGCAAAATGAAATCCGACAAGCAGGTCGCAAAGTGGCTGAAAGATCCGTATTCCGACAGTGCGGAATATAAGATGTGGGGCAACGGCGTGGCACTCCCGTGCGTATGGTTCGTACTCTGCGGAATTGTGTGGTATGCACAGTCCGGCGGTGATAATGCGCCGATATAATCTACACCGGAAATGTGCAGATATAGCTGGATAAGTGCCCAACCTGACGGTAATATGTGACTACCATAAAACAAGGAGGTCACGAACATGACGATTACAATCCATGCACAGGGCGCAGAGCGCAAGCGGCTGGTGCAGACCATCTCCGACTGGCTCGGTGTCCCCGCAAAGTACTGCGGTGCGCCCACATTCAACTACGAGGTGGATTACTTCACCATCGACCGAAACGGCAGCTTGTCCTTTGATGACAGCGCCGACAGCGAGGTCATTGAGCGGCTCTTGCAGCACATCTACGATGAGGGCTTTGACATCGACCAGAGCAATGCCGATGATGAGGACGAGCCTTGCGCCGTCTGCATTTCCATGCCGAGGAGCCTGTTCACCGACAGCAATCTGGAAAACCTCAAAGCACTCATCGCAGCCAAGGGCAATCTCATCAAGAAAGCCCTCGGAGTCGCTGACCTGCCATTGGAAATCACGGACACGAAGGTATCCTTTCCTTGGTTCCCAGCGACTCCCACCCCGGACGAGATGAACGCCTACGACACTTTCATCTGCAAGCTGTGTGAGATGGCTCGGAATCAGAAACGGGTCAACGCAACGGAAAAGCCGACTAACAACGAGAAATACGCATTCCGATGCTTCCTGCTTCGCCTGGGCTTCATCGGTGCGGAATATAAGACCGCTCGAAAAATACTCCTTCGTAACCTGGCGGGCAGTTCCGCCTTCAGAAGCGGTCAACGATTGGAGGTGGAAGTATGCGAGTGATCTCAAAAGAAGCCTTACAAGCCCTTCGTGAGCGGTTCCCGAAGGGTACACGGGTCGAGCTTCTTAAAATGGATGACCCACAGGCACCGCCCATCGGCACGAAAGGCACAGTGCGCGGGGTTGACGATATTGGCTCCATCATGGTCGCCTGGGATAACGGCTGCGGTCTGAGCGTGGCTTACGGCGAGGATGAATGCCGAGTTCTTCCTTCGGAGTGTGACGCAGATGAAAAATGAGCTGCTGCGCCGTCTATACTACGGCGAGATACACCCCTGGGAGCGAACCGCACCTCCCGGCGCTGGCGAGCAGGAACTCAATCAGCGCATCGACAAAAGCATTCAGATGCTCCGTAGCTTCATGAGGACTGAGGAGGTCGCCACCTTGGAGCAGCTTTTGGGAGATATTGATTCCCTTAAGGCGGAGGAAACTGTGCAAGCCTTCATTGACGGTTACCGACTCGGAGCCCAACTGATGCTGGAGACCTTGGATTTCAAACCGCTTTCCAGCCAACCGGATGATGACGGAGTGCTGTAATATACACAGTTTCCATGACACAAGATCGTGTAGTTTATGGCTCGGATATAACTGGATATAGTGTGCTTTCAGAGGTAATATGTGACTACCGAAAGGGAAAACAAACCAAAACGGAGGTCACAAACATGAGCCAGAGAACAGAAAACCAGATAGCCGAAATGAAGAAGCAGACCATCGGGGTCGAGGTCGAAATGAACAGCATCACCAGAGAGAAGGCCGCAAGGCTGGCAGCCACCTTCTTTGGTACCGGGCGGTACGAGAACACCGCTTGCCGCAACGGCTACTGCACTTGGTCGGCTTGGGATGAGAGCGGACGCGAGTGGAAATTCCAGAAGGACGTCAGCATCGCGGGCCCGGACAGCGAGAAATGCGAGATGGTCACGCCGATCCTTACCTACGTTGACATGGAGACCTTGCAGGAGCTGGTTCGCCGCCTCCGCAAAGCCGGAGCAAAAAGTGATGCCACAAGAGGCTGCGGTGTTCACATCCACATCGGTGCCAAGGGGCACACGCCCCAAACGCTCCGAAACCTCGCAAACATCATGGCAAGCCACGAAGGCCTCCTGGCAAGCGCACTGAACCTCGACAGAGGCCGCATCAGCCGCTACTGCCGCACGGTTGACCCCAGATTCCTGGAACGGCTGAACAACAGAAAACCCACCACCATGGCAGCCTTGGCTGATATTTGGTACGGCAGCCAGAACGCCGACTACGGCAGAAGCCAGCACTACAACGACAGCCGCTACCATATGCTGAACCTCCACGCCACCTTCACCAAGGGAACGGTCGAGTTCCGGCTCTTCCAGTTCGATGCCCCTGCGGACGGCAAGCAGAACGGACTCCACGCCGGACAGCTCAAGAGTTACATTCAGCTCTGCCTCGCCCTGAGCCAGATGGCAAAGACAGTCAGAACCGCAAGCCCCAAGCCCCAGCAGAACGAGAACCCCAAATACGCAATGCGCACTTGGCTCCTTCGCCTCGGCTTTATTGGCGACGAGTTCAAGACCGCAAGAGAACTCCTCACGAAGCGCCTGGATGGGGATGCAGCCTTCCGCAGCGGCAGAGCAGCCGCTTGAAGGACGCAGCCCAGAGGCCCCCGAACCCGCTGATGGCGGGCTTTCGGTGGTAGAAGGCAACTTCGGAAAGGAGTATTTTTTATGGAAAAACGCTATTACATCGCTTACGGCAGCAACCTCAATGTCCGTCAGATGCGGATGCGCTGCCCGTCGGCACGGATCATCGGCACATCGGTTCTCAAGGATTACGAACTGCTTTTCAAGGGCAGCAAAACAGGCTCTTACCTTACGGTGGAAAAGAAGTCTGGCGTCTCAGTTCCTGTTGCTGTATGGGAAGTCACCGCAGAGGATGAAAAAGCCCTGGACCGTTACGAGGGCTTCCCGAACTTCTATTATAAGAAGGAGTTGACCCTACCAATCAAGGGTATCCGCACGGGCAAAATCCGTAAGCGCCGGGTATTCGTGTACATCATGCATGAGGACAGGCCCATCGGCATTCCGTCCATTCCTTATATGCAGACCTGCATCCAGGGCTACGACGATTTTGGCTTTGACCGGCTTGTGCTGATAGACGCTTATCTCAAATGTGGGGAGGAACATCATGAAGGACAATAACATCATCCGAATATCAGTCTGTCCCAGGTGCGGGCAAGCCTACCGGGAGCATCCAGCTCTTTCAAGGCTCGACAACGAAACACTCATCTGCCCGGATTGTGGCACACGGGAGGCGCTCGATTCCATCGGCGTAAAACCGGAGGAGCAGGAGCAGATCATCGCCTCCATTCACCGCTGCCGCCAGCCGGAATAATGCTGTAATATACACAGTTTTTACTCCGAATGATCGTGTACTATATGCCTCCGAAATGACTGGCTATATCCGCACTTCAGAGGTAATATACACTCACAACAAAAGAAACGGAGGTACACGGTTATGTGGAAAGAAAGCAGCATCAAGGTAAACGGCGAGGTTTTTCACTACTGGATGAAGCAGTACGACAAAGGTTCTGAGTGGGGCATCGACGGCGGACGCATTTCCAAGCTAATGTTCAAGCGGGACGGATACATTGTCTGCAACTACGACAGAGGCTGGGACATTGAGCCCACCGATGAGAACACGCAGCTTGCGCTGGAGCTTCTGCTCCACAGCGAGAACTGGTAAAAAACCGAAATTTCAAAGCAACGGCTCCGAAAGGGGCTGCTGCTCGTTGTACGGAAGGTCGCACCGATTTCGGTGGCGGCTATTTTTATTGCTCTGCCGGAGGGGGTGAGAAATTGCGAAAGCTGAAAAACTACAAGCCGACAAGGTTCATGGAGAAAACCTCCCGCTACGATGTGGACGCAGCGGATTACGCCGTCATGTTCATCGAGAGCCTCTGCCATACCAAGGGCACCTGGGCGAGAAAGCCCTTTGAGCTGATTGACTGGCAGGAGCAGATCATCCGGGACATCTTTGGTGTCCTCAAGCCGAACGGCTATCGGCAGTTCAACACTGCCTACATCGAGATACCCAAGAAACAAGGCAAGTCCGAACTTGCCGCTGCGGTGGCGCTTCTGCTCACCTGCGGTGACGGAGAGGAACGCGCCGAGGTATACGGCTGCGCTGCGGACCGTCAGCAGGCATCCATTGTTTTCAATGTGGCGGCTGACATGGTGCGGATGTGTCCTGCGCTCTCCAAGCGGGTCAAGATACTGGATTCCCAGAAGCGGCTCATTTATCAGCCAACGGGTAGTATCTACCAGGTGCTCTCCGCCGATGTCGGCAACAAACACGGCTTCAATACACACGGTGTGGTATTCGACGAGCTGCACACCCAGCCCAACCGCAAACTCTTTGATGTCATGACCAAAGGCTCCGGCGATGCCCGTATGCAGCCGCTGTATTTTCTCATTACCACGGCCGGCAATGATACGAAGTCCATCTGCTATGAGATCCACCAGAAGGCAAAGGACATCATCGAGGGACGCAAAATCGACCACACCTTCTATCCCGTCATCTACGGTGCGGAGGAATCGGACGATTGGACGGACCCGAAGGTTTGGAAGAAAGCCAATCCCTCCCTCGGCATCACGGTCGGCATCGACAAGGTCAAAGACGCCTGCGAGTCTGCCAAGCAGAACCCCGGCGAAGAGAACGCCTTCCGACAGCTTCGTTTGAATCAATGGGTCAAGCAGGCGGTGCGTTGGATGCCAATGGACAAGTGGGATAAATGCGAGTTTGCCGTCAGCGAGGACGATCTGGAAGGCCGTGTCTGCTACGGCGGCCTTGACCTCTCGTCCACTACGGATATTACGGCATTCGTGCTTGTGTTCCCGCCGGAAGATGAGAACGACAAATACATCATCCTGCCGTACTTCTGGATATCGGAGGACAACCTCGACCTTCGAGTCCGGCGTGACCATGTGCCATACGATGTATGGGAGCGTCAGGGATACCTCCAAACCACCGAGGGCAATGTCGTTCACTACGGCTACATTGAGAAATTCATCGAAAGCCTGGGCGAACGCTTCAACATCCGGGAGATCGCCTTTGACCGTTGGGGCGCTGTGCAGATGGTGCAGAACCTTGAGGGCATGGGCTTCACAGTCGTTCCTTTCGGACAGGGCTTCAAGGATATGTCCCCACCCACCAAGGAACTGATGAAACTGGTGCTGGAACAGCGCATTGCCCATGGCGGGCATCCGGTTCTCCGCTGGATGATGGACAACATCTTCATCCGCACCGACCCGGCAGGCAACATCAAGCCGGACAAGGAAAAATCCACAGAGAAAATCGATGGTGCTGTGGCAACGATTATGGCACTTGACCGCGCTATCCGCTGCGGCAACGATAATGGTGCTTCGGTTTATGATAACCGAGGCATTTTGTTTATATGAAGGGAGTTTTACTATGGGTATCTTTTCAGGACTGTTCAAATCCAGGGACAAGCCTCAAAACCGCACGACGGGCAGCAACTACGCCTTTTTCTTCGGCGGTACTACTTCCGGTAAAGCGGTGACGGAACGCTCCGCCATGCAGATGACCGCCGTGTATTCCTGCGTTCGAATTCTATCGGAGGCTGTCGCGGGGCTGCCGCTGCACCTATACAAATACACGGACAGCGGCGGCAAGGCAATGGCGCTCGACCATCCGCTCTACCGCTTGCTCCACGATGAGCCGAACCCGGAGATGAGTTCTTTCGTGTTCCGGGAAACACTCATGACACATCTGCTCCTCTGGGGTAATGCCTATGCGCAGATCATCCGAAACGGAAAGAACGAGATCGTTGCCCTGTACCCTTTGATGCCGAACAAGATGTCGGTGGACAGAGACGAGGATGGTCGCCTGTACTACACCTATTACCGTGGCACAGACGAGGCTATCAAGAACAAGGAGTTCGCCGTAACGCTTCAGCCCTCGGATGTGCTGCATATCCCCGGACTCGGCTTTGACGGGCTGGTCGGTTACAGTCCCATTGCAATGGCGAAGAACGCCATCGGCATGGCTATCGCCTGTGAGGAGTATGGCGCGAAATTCTTCGCCAACGGTGCTGCCCCGGGCGGTGTGCTGGAACACCCCGGCACGATCAAAGACCCGCAGCGTGTGCGGGAAAGCTGGCAGTCCACCTTCGGTGGCAGCGGCAACGCCAATAAGATCGCCGTACTGGAAGAAGGCATGAAGTACACGCCCATCGGCATCTCGCCGGAGCAGGCACAGTTCCTGGAAACACGCAAATTCCAAATCAATGAAATTGCTCGAATTTTCCGAGTCCCTCCCCACATGGTCGGCGATCTGGAAAAGTCGAGCTTTTCTAATATTGAGCAGCAGTCCCTTGAGTTTGTAAAATACACCCTCGACCCCTGGGTCATCCGTTGGGAGCAGTCCATTCAACGCTCCCTGCTGAACTCCGAGGAAAAGAAGAAGTACTTTGCAAAATTCAATGTGGAAGGCTTGCTTCGCGGCGATTACCAAAGCCGCATGAACGGGTACGCCATCGGCCGCCAGAACGGCTGGATGTCCGCAAACGACATCCGGGAGCTGGAAAACCTCGACCGCATCCCGGCAGAGGACGGAGGCGACTTGTACCTCATTAACGGCAATATGCTCCCACTGAAGAATGCGGGTGCTTTTGCAGATACACCTACCGATGACGGAAAGGAGGAAAAAACCGATGAAGAAATTTTGGAATTGGAAGAGCCGAACGGTGACGAACTCGGAGACGCAGGAACAGACACAGGAAAGAACCCTGTTCCTGAACGGGACCATCGCCGTGGAAAGCTGGTTTGACGATGATGTCACCCCGCAGCTTTTCAAAGACGAGCTCATGTCCGGAAGCGGAAATATTACCGTGTGGATCAACTCTCCCGGCGGTGACTGCGTGGCTGCAGCGCAAATCTACAATATGCTCATGGACTACAAGGGTGATGTGACCGTGAAAATCGATGGCATTGCGGCATCCGCAGCGTCCGTCATCGCTATGGCAGGCACGAAAGTGCTGGTGTCTCCGGTGTCCATGCTCATGATCCACAACCCCATGACGGCGGCATTCGGCAATTCGGACGAGATGCAGAAAGCTATCGAGATGCTCTCAAGCGTTAAGGATTCCATCATCAACGCCTATGAGATCAAGACGGGGCTGTCTCGTGCAAAACTGTCTCATCTCATGGATGCCGAAACATGGATGGACGCAAACAAGGCTGTGGAACTCGGCTTTGCGGACGAAATCATGCAGAGAAACTCGGAATCTGAAGAGGTACCCACGCCTGCCGTTTCCATGCTGTATTCCAAGGCGAATGTGGTGAACTCTCTCATAGAGAAGATCGCCGCAAAATGCGCCATCACCCCGAAATCCAACCGTACACAAAAAGCCGATGACCTTATGGATCGGCTCAATCTTATTAAAAACTGGAGGTAATTCAATATGACTATCAACGAACTGCGTGAAAAGCGCAACCAGGCTTGGAACGCTGCAAAGGCATTTGTGGAGACCAAGCGCGACAAGGACGGCCTTCTTTCCGAAGAGGATGCCAAGACCTATGCTCAGATGGAAAAGAAGGTGCAGGACTACGGTGCCGAGATCGAGCGCATGGAAGCCATGTCCGCAATGGAGGCGCAGCTGAACAGACCCACTTCCTCTCCCATCACCGAGAAGCCCATGAACGGCAAGTCCACCGCTGATGAGAAGCCCAAGACCGGTCGTGCTTCCGATGCCTACCGCACCGGAATGCTTACCGCCCTTCGCAGCAACTTCCACCAGGTGAGCGATGTCCTTCGCGAGGGTGTTGACGCTGACGGCGGCTACCTCGTACCCGAGGAGTATGATTCCCGCCTTATTCAGACGCTTTCCGAGGAAAACATCATGCGAAAGCTCGGTCACACCATCACCACATCCGGTGAGCATAAGATCAACATTGCAGCGACTGCGCCTGCCGCTGCGTGGATTGAGGAAGGCGGCGCACTCTCTTTCGGTGACGCAACCTTTGCACAGATCCTTCTGGACGCGCACAAGCTCCATGTCGCTATCAAGGTGACCGAGGAACTGCTCTACGACAATGCGTTCAAGCTGGAGGATTACATTCTCACCGAGTTTGGCAAGGCACTCGCCAATGCCGAAGAGGACGCATTCCTCAACGGTACCGGTGTCGGTCAGCCGCTTGGCCTGTTTGCGGAAACCGGCGGTGGTCATGTGGCAGAAACGCTGACTGCCGCACTCAAGAGCGATGACCTCATCACCCTCATCCATGCACTGAAGCGTCCCTACCGCAAGTCCGCTTCCTTCATCATGAACGACAAGACTATTGCGCAGATCCGCAAGCTGAAGGACAACAACGGTGCGTATATCTGGCAGCCTTCCTATCAGGCAGGCGAACCGGACCGCATTCTCGGCTACACGGTTCATACCTCTGCGTATGCTCCGGAGAATGCTATCGCTTTCGGCGATTACAGCTACTACAACATCGGCGACCGCGGCACCCGTTCCTTCAAGCAGCTCAACGAGCTGTTCGCGGGCAACGGTATGATCGGTTTCGTGGCTAAAGAGCGTGTGGACGGCAAACTTATTCTCCCCGAAGCCGTTCAGATCCTCAAGCTGAAAACCGAATAAGGAAGGAGACGGCGGTGATGGATGGGCTTCTTTCCAAAGTGAAAGCCAACCTCATACTGGAACACACGGCGGATGATGCCTTGCTGAAAAGCTACATCACCGCCGCTGTTTCTTACGCCGAAAGCTACCAGCACATCCCGGAGGGCTACTACAAGGAGAACCCCATGCCGCCCACCACAGAGCAAGCCGTCATCATGCTGTCGTCCCACTTCTATGAAAGCCGGGACGGCAGCACGGGCGGCTTCTTTGCGGATAACACCGGAGCGGCACAGCAGGTGTGGAATACCGTCAATCAGCTGCTCCGGTTGGATAGGCGGTGGCAGGTATGAGTTTTGGGAAAATGAACGACTTTGCCGACATTGTGAAAACCAGGCAGGTCAAGGACAGCGAGGGCTTCATCCATTCCGAGAATGAAGTCCTCGCTTCCGTCCGTTTATACCGGGAAGGTCGGCACGGCAGTCAGCGGTGGGCAAACCTCGCTGCATTCAGTGAAGCGACCGACCTGTTCCGCTTTCGGTGTATTCCGGGGCTGACGGTCACTACCGATCATTTTCTCATCTGTGACGACTGTCGCTACGATATTGTGTCCGTAGAGGATGTAAAGGGGCGTGGGATGTACATCGAGGTTTTAGCGAAAAGGAGTGAACCTACCATTGGCAAAAGCTGAAATGAAAATGCCGGAGGATTTCCTCCTGAAGATTTCCAAGCTCGGCAGCAACTTTGACAGCGTTGCGGATACCGTCCTGCAGGCCGGTGGCGAGGTGGTGCTGAAGAGAGTCAAGAGCAATCTTTCCTCCGTTATCGGCAGAGGGACAAAGTTCAAATCCCGCACCACGGGCGAACTGGAAGGTGCGCTCGGCCTTTCGCCCTCCAAGCTGAACCGGGACGGCAACCACGACATCAAGGTCGGTTTCGCCGAACCTCGCTCGGACGGCGGCAGCAACGCAAAACTTGCCAACATTCTCGAATACGGCAAGCACGGTCAGCCTGCAAAACCGTTTCTGAAGCCTGCGAAAACGGCGTCCCGGCAGGAGTGCATCGATGCCATGACCAAGGCACTGGACGAGGAGGTGGAAAAGCTGTGAGCCTGCTATCCGATTTACAAACCATCGCCGAGCATTGCGGTGTTCCATTGGAAACGGGTGTGTTCTCCGGCAAAGCCCCGGACACCTATCTGGTCATCACGCCGCTGTCGGACAGCTTTGAGCTCCACGCCGACAACGCTCCCGGCTGTGAGACACAGGAGGCACGGCTGTCCCTCTTCACAAAGGGCAGTTACACCAAACTGAAAAATGACCTTGTCCGCGCCTTGCTTGGTGCGGACTTTTATATTACCGACCGCCGGTACATCGGCTTTGAGACCGAAACCGGCTACCATCACTACGCCATTGATGTGGCGCAAATCTACGAACTGGAGGAATGAATCATGGCAACGATCGGTCTTGACAGACTGTATTACGCAAAAATCACCGAGAACGACGCCGGTGAGGAAACCTACGGTACGCCGGAGCAGCTTGCGAAAGCCATCTCCGCTGACCTTTCGGTGGAACTGGCGGAAGCGACGCTCTATGCCGATGACGGCGCTTCGGAGATCGTGAAGGAATTCAAATCCGGCACACTCTCCCTCGGCATTGACGATATCGGCTCTACAGCGGCATCCGACCTCACGGGTGCAACCATCGACAAAAACAAGGTGCTGATTTCCGCATCCGAGGACGGCGGAGACCCTGTGGCGGTGGGATTCCGTGCCAAGAAGTCCAACGGCAAGTACAAGTATTATTGGCTGTACCGAGTGAAATTCGGTATTCCGGCGACGAACCTTGCCACCAAGGGCGACAGCATTACCTTCTCTACGCCGACCATTGAAGGCACCATTCTGCGCCGCAACAAGGCAGACGCAGGCGGCAAGCACCCGTGGAAAGCGGAGGCACTGGAGGGCGATGTGACCGCTGCGACTATCACGAACTGGTATAAGGAAGTCTACGAGCCGACCTATACCACGACACCCGAAAAACAGGGTTAACGGAGGTAACGCACAATGGATAACGGAAGAACCGCAGTCATCACGATCTGTGACGAGGAGTACACGCTGCTCCTCACGACCAAGGCCACCAAGGAGATCGCCGGTCGCTACGGCGGGCTGGAAAACCTCGGCGAGAAGCTGATGAAGTCCGAGAACTTTGAAATGGCCATCGGAGAGATCGTGTGGCTCATCACGCTTCTGGCAAATCAGAGCATCCTCATTCACAACCTCAAGGATAAAGAGCATCCCAAGGAGCTGCTCACCGAAGATGTGGTGGAGCTTCTGACCACGCCCCTCGACCTCGCCGGTTACAAAACCGCTATTACGGAAGCTCTCTACAAGGGCACCAAGCGGAATGTGGAAAGCGAGAAAGACGCAAAAAACGCACAAGTCGGGTAACAGTCTCCGATGCGGAGCTGTTTACCCGGCTTCTCTATTACGGCCTTGCCCACCTTCATCTCAGCCAGGATGAGGTGTGG